AGCAACTGATACTCTTTTAGGTCTGCGCTGACGCCTTTAGAGTCCATGAGCTTAAGATAGTCGTAGAAGATAACACAGTCGTTAGCTTTTCCGTTCTCGTCGAGTCCAACCTCTTTAACAATCCACCTTCTAATCAGTGCTAGAATTTCCTCAAAAGGCATACCGGCCACAGATTTGTGGAAATAAGGTGCAGCCTTGAGTTTCTTGGCACCCTCCATAGCTTTCTGGAATGACTCGGGTTTTTGGCCAAACTTACCTGTCTCAATGTCGTTAATGCCTACGCCACTAAGCATAGCAAGAGAGCGAGCAAGGTGGTCTTCCTTGCGCATTTCCGTATCAAGGTTGAGTACTGGTAGACCATGAGTACTAGCGATATGATAGCCCATATTATCCGTTAGGAGGGTCTTACCTGTCTTAGGACGAGCGCCAATCATATTGACCGTACCTCGACGCAAGCCGCCGCCAATGCACTCGTCATAGCGAGGGAACCCTGTGGAAATACCAATCTGTTCAACTGGATTATCGGCTAGGTGTTGAAGAAATTCCTCTGCACCATCACCTAAGACCTCTGGTTCGTTGTCGTTGTCGTTTAGCAGGGAGGTAAAGTCGAAGATTGTGTCTTCTGCAATGCCTAGAATCTGAGCAACTGGTTCATCTCCCTTGACGTGCATCAGCTTGTTCTGTGCGTCACCAAGTTGAGAGTGCAGTAGCCTTGTAACTTGAAGCTTGCGAATCTTCGCAGCAAATGCTCTAACATTGCGTAGCTCAACAGGGAAATTCATAATGGCTTCTAGATAGCCACCTTCTGTTTTTTCAGTAAACAGGTCAGCAACACCCATCTCGTGTGCGGCAGAGTGGACAGAGGGCAGGTCAATCTTGCGGGTGTCATCGTTCTCCATAATTCGCGCTAAACATCCGTAGAGCACAGAGTTGAAGGTCTCTGTAAAGGTATCTGCCTGCAAAATATCCGCAATGTCGTAGTAGGCATCGGAACCATGTCGGCAAATACCAGCCAAGACAGCACGCTCCGCTGCCTTATCACTTAAAATCTTAGTAGTTTTCATCTATTTTCCTCTTGTCGCACACCTATTACACACATATCTCCACTCTTTTTCCATCGCGTCATAGTGTAACATCTCCCCACCAACCCTGAATACCCTATTGCACTTATGACAGTTAATTTCTACGCCCTCATAATCCTCTCTTCTCTCTGCCGGGGCCGCGCCATTACACACTGGGTCCACCTTCTTCTGCCAAGCAGTATCTTCCTTGGCGGTGTTGCTAAATTCGTCAATATCGAATTTGTTTACTTCGTCTATGTCTTCTCTGTTGTTTGGCATGGTCTCTGTACGACCCTGTGCCTGACCCCTAGTATCTCCAGGCTTTAAGACCCTTGGCCTCTTATTCTTTCGGGTAGTAGGCCGCTGCTTCAGCTTAGGTTTTGGCGTTTCTTCTCCTGGTATTATAATACGACTTGGCTTGGAGTCAACCCTTTTATTCCTATTTTGTTTACGCTTGCTGCCGGGCTTCTTCTTGCCCGTAGGTCTTGCTGGTGCCCCTGGTTCTGCCCCACCTAGCCCCTCCATCAGCTTCATCTTCTCAGCCGGTGTTAGGGTGTCTAGTGTGTTTAGTATGTCAGCCGCAGTAATCTTACTGGGTTTTCTTTTCTGTTTTCTTTTAGCCATGTTTGTTCTCCGAAACTTTAGCGATTTGATTATCTTTCAGACTACCGGCCAAAGCTTGAAGGTGTTTTGATAAACCGTCGAGTCTAGCCTTCCTTTGCTCTGCATAGTCTTTTATTTGTATGATTTTAGCGACGACTGAGTTTTCCTTGGCGACCGCACTCATTTTGAACTCATGCGAACCAAACAGGTCTTTGATTATTCTTAGGTTGGTTGATGTTGTGCCGTATTCGTTGAGTTTTGCCTTACACCAGAGCACACGAGAGCTTTCCTTGTTCATCGCCCTGGTGAGATACCATCCGTACTGCAATAATCTATAAGATATTTCAGCACACCCAGTGGGAGTTAGCTTAGCAAGGGCATTTCTAGGCATGTTAAGGTACTCGTCCAACTCAATCTCCATGCCGGGAGGTGCGGCAGCAGGAAGGCACAGGGCCTTTTCATAGTCGTCCAGGGCATCCTGTATAAATTGCATGTCTTCATTAACATTCATCTAGTTTCTCCCTCATATCGCCTTCACTGTCTTTGTAGCTGAACTCAATTAATGTGATGCCGTTCAACTCGCACCACTCTTTCTTATTTCTATCGTTCTTTTTACCTGCAACAAAGTCCATCTTGCTCTTGTGAAACATAGGGGTGAACTTGAAGTGCTGAACACCGTGAAATTCTACGGCAATATTAAGTATAGGTATAAAAATATCCAAGTACAGTGTCTTGTTCCTGACTATTGGAATAGACACCTCTTGGAGGATGCGAACGGTCGGCCACTTCTCCCTTAACAGGGCTAGGCTGGCATTATGCCCTATGGATGCAGTCGTATGACGGTGCTCCTTTGGGGTCCACTTTACAGTCGTATCGTCTAACATTGTTACCCACATTAAAACCCCATCATTTCTCGTACTTGCTTGCTAATTTCAGTATATGTCTCAGGATTTTCCCTTAGGTAGTCAGCCGCCTTGTCCTTACCCTGTGCTTTGCTCTCGTCTGGGAACGTATACCATGCACCACCCTTATTGATGATGCCAATATCAACAGCCATGTCGATAATTTCCCACTCCTTGTCAATACCGTGATTGTACCTTAGAAATGACTCAGCCTTGCGCCCAGGAGGGCCTATAGAGGACGAGTGGCACTTCCAATGAACGACTTGACCAATGGGATTATCGTTGTTCTCAGGCTTAAGTGTGCGGTGTGTAGCCTCAAGCTTAACATCCATCTGATATTGCAACTTACGGCCACTAGCTTCCATCCAAGGACTCATACTCCTGCTCTGGTCAGCGATTTTATGTGTCACACCAAGGATAAGGCACTTGTTGACTGGTAGGACGTTGGACACTTTCTTGCAGAAGCTAGAGAGCATCAGAGGAACATCGTCACGGAAGCGGTCGGCGTAGCTGGAGTCCATTCTGGAGCCACTACATAGCTGGGAGAACGAATCTACAACAAAAATAGACCCCGGCTTAGTATTGACTAAGTGCTCTAAGATAGAGAGGTATTTCTCAGCGGTGAGAATATTCCCTGGTTCCGACTGGATGCTAGTAAACCACCTTTCGGAGAGGTCTAGAGACTTAATGCCAGCAAGGTCTCTCGCCTTAATTCGTCCTTCAATATTGAAGAAGTAGACATGCCTGCCGTCTGGACACAAGTCGTTGGCATACTCCATTCCTTGTGCTGTTCCAGCGAAGTCGAGCCACAGAGTGGTCTTTCCTACCTTGGGAGGGCCAGTTGAGATACAAAAACTACCCTCTGGGATACCTCCTGCAAGCATCAGGTCAATCGCAGGACTAACTGGAATAGTAACACTTGGGTTGTCCACAATAGACTGCCCGCTAACGAAAATTCCCTCACCAAATTCCTTAATCAAAGATGCGTCAATTGCCGGTGCAACCTTTGTGCCCCCAGAGTCCTTCGCCTTAGCCTTAGCCTTTGCCTTCTTCGCCATTCTCTATCTCCGTTAGTTTACCTAGTAACGAGCCCGTACTGCGTCGTTTCCTTGGCTTACTTGTTACTGTTTGCTCGTTGTACTCTTTTTGGTTAGTCATTGCTGCTTCTCTCTTTACTGCCTCAGCCACGACTTCTTTCTGCTTCTCTTCAATTATACGCACCAACCAAGGAGAACGCAAGCTATAAGTTTTGCGACTTCTAAAATCTTGTAGGGCACGAATGATTGCAAGCTCGTCATACTTTTTGAGAAGCTTGTTTGCTGCTGGAGTTTGATTGCGGAAGTACTTTGCCCACTCAGGTAGACGCCAAAAGCGAACGGGTAGTGCTGTTACCTCGTCCGCTTCGGCTTTTTTATAGCAAATTAATTCAACAATATATTGAGCCGCTGTTACGAACTCACCAGGGGAACTAGGGGAAGGGTACTTACACTTTTCCGTTCGTTTCGGCATTTTCACTCATTTCCTTATAGAGGTCTTTGTAAGCCTTCTTAAGATTACGATACAACTTAAACTTTCTAGTGGCCTCGTGCTGTATTCTCATACCCACACAATCACATTGCTTTTTGTCATACAGGTTGTGGTGACCTTCTTTCCTAAATGTTCCTAGGACAGTATCAACGGAACACCCATACTCTTCATCGTCGTCACAAACAATGATGGCGTATAACCCCATGCGTCTCTGACGGTGCATTTGTTCGTCGTAGTGAAATCCTACGTGCTTAATCCCTGGACCGTGATAGACTTCTTCTAGCTCATCGCATTTGAGCACACACTTAAAGACAAGAGCGTCTACCATAAACTTTTCAGTTTGGGTAAGTTCCTGAGGGCCGTCATACTGAGGGTCTCTCTTTAAGGCTTTAATATCAAGAGCTATCCTTGCCATCTCTGCCTTTAGGTCTTTTGCTGATGTCCACAAGGTGTTTAACTGCGTTTCGGTTGCATAGTCGTTCATTCTTTAATCTTCTTACTTTTAATATTGTAAACATTACCACGAGCACTACGGCAAACGTCTGGAAGAGGGCGACGATTAGCACTATCGTCACTCTTTTCAGCAGCGGCAGCAGTCATAATAGACACGCCCTTAGAACCACCCTTGGTTTCACGAATCATGTAGCTACTAACGTCCCGGCTATTAACCGCAAAAGTGTATAGCTCACGACCATCCTTGGGTAGTTCGTACAGCTTAGGGATAGCAGAATCAAGCAACTCCCTAGCGTCGTTAGGGGAGAAGCCGTTGCGACCCATATAGGCTATCGCTTGGTCGTACATATCCTGAGGAACCTCAATAACCTCAGCTTCCTCCTCTAGTACTGGTTCGTCTTCTTCGATTGCTTCTGCATACTGCGCTCGCACAATAGTATCAATCAAGTCTGACAGTTCAGTGTTAACATACTTCTCAACTGTGGGTGAGCGTCTGCCAAGTTCTTTGGCGATTTCTGAAATAGACTTGCCATCGTGAATCATACCCTGAATAGAATATTTCTCAACTTGAGTTAGGGGGCCACTAGCCATTAAAATGCCTCTCTTTCCGCATTTACTAGATGCGCACGGTTCTTTGTTCTTAAAAATGCAAGGTAGCTTAGGAATGGTTTGACAGGAACGTCTGTCCATCGTAGCTCGGAGATTCCCAAGCGGGTTTTGTTGTGTTGTGCTTGCTCAGCGTCACTGGTAGGGTCAACAAAGTGGCCACTGTTTAACTGACGGATGAACATAGAGCCACCAACCTTCATAGCACATGCTAGGTCACGGTCCTTAGCCATGATAGGGGTGCTATCTGGATACACTAGGCAATGTAGCACAGGGTTTCCGCTTTCGTCGAACGTATCGTTCTTACCAACAATCGTATAGACAATGGTCTCTGCCATGTCATCGCCTGCTGCTGCTTCAAATGTTTCAGGCTCTTTAACCGGGCGAAAAATTGCACTATCGGCTTCGTCGTTAAAGGCTCTGTTCGGATTTCTAGCCATTTATATCTTTCTTTCTTTTCTTAGGACTGCGAGTTTGCTTTCTGGACGCCAGCTTATCGCCTCTTGCGTCTACAGGCACACGAGTACCACCATCTGGCATAGGCCCTTCATAAGGCTTACGCAGGTGTTCGGTATTCTCTTGGTTGATTTTGTGCTTTTCGTCTTTACTGAGCTTGTCAGTATTCACGTCGGCCTTGTGGCCTAGCGACTGGGGGATTGTGGTAGATATACTAGCACATTCAGTGTAGTTTCTAGTACATCTTTTCTTACCGCAGGATGGACAGGTAGGTCGAGAGGTGCTCGATTGGGCCATTGGATAGACCCTCTCAAACACTGTCTCGCATTTGTCACACTCAAAATTATAAGCGGGCATCTTTATTATACACCAATACTTAGAGGATTTGTCCTAGTAAATCATAAAATTCCCGAGGGCTTTTAAGGGTTGTGTCCACCCCTTTGCCATCTGCCAGAGCTAGATTAGCTACAGGCCCCATGTTATTGTCTTTGCCAAGTACAATAGAGCCCTTCTCTGTACAAAAGGTAACATCTCTCCAGGTAGCGCTAACGATGTTGCCCATATTTCTCTTCAAGGCTATTAGGGTATCGTCGTTGTCGGTCCAGTGAATTTCATACCCATCCATCTCATAGGCATACTCCAAATCCTCAGTACAAAAACCATCGGGGAACAAATCTACACTCACAATTCGGACTTCGTCATCCGTTGGTGCGGCGTTAATCATTTTGCTCCTACGGAATTGACGCCACTCTCCTCTGTCTAGGTCATAGCCACTAATCAGGCCGTGATGGTGGTTTTCGGAGTTGTCAGAAGTGACATAGAGCCTACGAACAGCCCCAGGTTCGGAGCCAGCCTCGTAACGGAATTTAATTACTGTGCCTTGCATGTGGTTTCACCCTATAGAAGAATAACGAACGTGTCATATATTCAAGTATAGGGCAAAACCCACACAAGTCAAGCAATAAAAGCGTTGATTTCGTCCTCTACAGACTCGTCATCGTCGCTTTCAATGTAAGACTCACCAAGGCCAGCAGCCTCACGAGCCTCAATAATTTGCCTATATCTTTTAGTTAGATGCGGCTCCCACTCTGGTTCAATTTTGTTCCAGGGAGTTAGACCTAAGATATAGTGAGCGGAACTAGGAGCCTTGGGCCGATAGCCATTAATTAGACGGAAAGAGGTGTCTATAAGCTTGCTGTCAGCCTTCTCGCTGTTGCACGTACCGCAACATGTAACAATATTTGTCCATGTCGTGGGGCTCCCGCGCCTGTTTTGTTCCTTCCATAGCTTACGAGGGACAACATGGTCAAGAGTAAGCATGGCTATGTCAGGATACACCTCACCGCAGTACATACAAGTAGACTTATCTCTAATGTAGATATTCTTACGGG